ACACGGTGGTCTTTCTCAGCTGCCCAGTCGACAGTACCAAGTCCCCTATTCACTAAAACTTCAAACTCGAAACATGGTGTGAGGTCAATAGAGAGACAGTTCTGTAGGGCCTTGAGTCTGAGTGTCACCGTATTCTTGACGTAGCTAGCAAAGGATAGAACATCTATATACGGCTTATACCATACTTTGCTGTTAGATACGTATTGGTATATTTCATCCGGCATATTCAGTATCCAAACAACCAGGCCGGCAAAAAAGGCCTCAGTGAAGTCAGGGTGCTGAACGAGTCGTGATATAAAATACTCCAAAAAACGTATTTTTGACATCACGTACGTCTCATCAAGCGCCTTCAACTCGTTGACCGTAACATGGCGTAAGTGCTTAGCAGACACCTTGGTATGGTTAAGAGAAATCTCCTTTCGTAAGATGGCTGATATTGTCACAGGCCTTAGGTTTTGTAAATGAGTGTATTGGTGATTAGTCATAAATACGTCTTTTATAATATCTTGATCATTAACTGGTCCGAATGGAAATAAGGACACTCCATATTGAATTCGGGAAATGTATCGTAAGTCAGCGTCTTTAAGTAAGTGAAAGTGAGTCTTAGAGTGAATGTAATATGCAGTGATTCCCAGTAAAGTAAAATAATGTGCCGCCAGCGGTACAGAGTGAGTGGTTAATTTCTTCCATACAGTTCCAGACCCTGTCTGACCTTGTCTCACGTCAAGTAAGACGTATTCAGCTTCACTGAAGCTACAAGATGCTACTGAGTTAGTACCAGACTTTTTCAAGCATCTCGGTATGTGTTCTAGCTCAGCTAGTCTCCGTCTGCCGGAGGTGGTAACTCGTCGTTTGGTTGTTCCATCGTGTCCGCACCATTCCGAGATTGGGAAGCTTGAGTATTGTTTCTCAACGGCATCCCAACGATCATCGTGTCCACGTGAAAACCCGCCAGAGCGAGATCGTATCTAGCGGTCAACCTAGCCAGTGTATTGGCAACTATATCAGCGGCTGAAGTGTAGTACTTCGGTAAGTTAGGCATTAGGTCCTCCCTGACTACAACCTCAGCTAACCATTCAGGCTCAGACAATACTTCAAATCGTATGACGCTCCAACTAAACACCTGCTCTTGGTAGAGCCTGTGACTAAAGTCAGAACCCCAACATTTGTCACGTCTCTCGACACCTACGAACCGATAATTCTCGGGGCGACGTAGCTTGCATGGTGTTGTGGGGGGCATGGCTACACTGACATTATTTGCAGCATATATACGGTGCGCACCTAAGTTAAGTGGGTGCTTGTACCTGACATTATGTCCTTGCCATCGTGCAACCACCCCATACGCCCACAAGTCACCATAGTTCATAGTCCTGTAAGTATGGCCGTCGTCAAATTCGTTGACCATAGGGC